GGACCGGCAAGACAGCGAGTGCTATCTGGGCTTCTGATTTCTTAATACAACAAAAGTTAATCAAACGTGTTTTGATAATATGCCCACTTTCTATTATGGACTCAGCTTGGAGAGCAGACTTATTTAACTTTGCCATGCACCGTACGGTGGACATCGCGCATGGGGCTAAGAAGAAACGCCAAGAGATTATCAACGGTGACGCAGAGTATATAATCATTAACTATGATGGGGTGGAGATAGTAAAGGACGACATAGCTAATGGTGGCTTTGACCTAATCATTGTAGATGAAGCTACCCACTATAAGAATGCACAATCTAAACGGTGGAAAGTACTGGCTAGTATTCTAAAGCCTGACACTTGGCTGTGGATGATGACCGGCACACCCGCCGCACAATCTCCTGTTGATGCTTATGGATTAGCTAAACTTGTTAACCCTAAGTCAGTCCCTAGATTCTTTGGGGCGTTCCGTGAAATGGTAATGCACAAGGTCACTCAATTTAAATGGGTTCCTAAACCACACGCTACAGAAACAGTATTCAATGCGCTTCAACCTGCAATACGTTTCACCAAAGAGCAATGTCTTGATCTACCTGAAATGACTTATGTTAAACGTGAGGTAGAACTAACCGCCCAACAGAAGAAATACTATGACATCTTACGTAAACAGATGATGGCTACTGCGGATGGGGAACAGATCACAGCGGCTAATGCGGCAGTAAACATGAATAAACTCTTACAGATTTCATGTGGCGCGGTCTATACGGATAGTGGAGAGACTATAGAGTTTGATATAAAGAACCGATACAAGGTACTCAAAGAAGTTATCAATGAGTCTAGTCAAAAAGTCCTGATCTTTGTCCCGTTTAAACATGTCATTGAACTTCTCAAAGATAAGTTGTCTAAAGATGGGATCACTAACGATGTAATTTCAGGAGGGGTGAGTGCAAACAAAAGGACGCAGATATTCAAAGCGTTCCAAACGACCGACTCCCCTCGTGTACTTATTATCCAGCCACAAGCGGCGGCACATGGAGTTACACTAACGGCGGCTAACACCATTGTCTGGTGGGGACCAACGGCTTCTTTAGAAACCTACGCTCAAGCCAACGCACGAGTCCACCGCTCTGGACAGAAACACCCCTGTACCGTGGTACAACTTCAAGGCCCACCTGTCGAGAAACGGATATATAAGATGTTAGACGAGCGAATAAACGTACACACGAAAATGATAGATTTATATGAAGATGTACTTGAATTATAGATCAAACTACACTATATTATAAGAAACTTCATAAAAGTAGGGGATACTAAACCATGACAGGCACTGTTGTGAGCACACTTGACGACTACGTTACAGCTTATATCAAGCTTCGCGATAAGAAATCTGAATTGGCTGCGGCCTTTGCAGAGAAAGAACAAGAGATAAACCGACGACTCGACATCATAAAGGGTCAATTTCTGGAGCATTGTAAAGATAACGGAGTGGAGTCAGTAAAGACTTCTTCTGGGACTTTCTGGCGTTCTCAGAAAACAAGATTTTGGACGGGTGATTGGGAAGCGTTTAACGACTTCGTGGTTAAGCATGAAGCAGTGGACTTGTTGGAGAAACGAATACACCAAGGGAACATGAAGCAGTTTCTTGAAGAAAACCCGGAAGCTTTGCCGCCCGGACTCAACGCAGATAGTGAATACACCATTACAGTACGGAGGAAGAAATGAGTGATTTTGATAGTTATGTCCCTGTTGAAGAGGTTGCAGAACACCTTTCTGTAAAGGTAAGCACCATCCGACAATGGGTTAACAAAGGGTTCATACCTAAAACTACTTACATAAAAGTAGGGTACACCTACCGATTTAATGTCCCTGCTGTGGTCGAGGCGCTCAAACAAGACGAGCCAGATATGGAAACCGACCAGATAACGGAACAACTAGAGCTACCGTTTGATGAGAGTAAGGATGTATGACCGACCCTTTTGACAGTTTGTTGAGCGAACTCCAACCTAAAGTTGTTGCACCTGTGGTAAGTAGCGACCCTGTTGAAGTAGCAGATACTAGCAATGTAACGCGCCTTAGCATAAATGAGAATGTGTTTCGTCTGTTAGGAGATACGGTAGAAGAGTTAGGCGATGGGCCACTCAAAGTAGCAATAGTTAAAGCCGCTCCTGTATCTCGTGTTTTCTATTCAGGGGAGTATGTGCACGGAAAAGGTAAACATCCTACATGTTGGGCCGCTGACGCAAACGCAGGGATACCCGCTAAAGAAGTACCAACAGCAAATAAACAATCTCCTACTTGTTTTAATTGCCCTCAAAATATCAAGGGTTCGGGGCACGGAGGTGGTAGGGCGTGTAGGTTTCAGCAACGAATTGCTTTAATGCTAGCAAATGGAGAAGGCGTTTTAGACACCAACATTGCGTATCAATTTGCAATACCCGCTACTAGCGTGTTCGGTAAAGACAAAAAGAAAATGGGGCTTCAAACTTATGCGCGTTTAATTGACTCTCAAAGTGCATTGCTATCTTCAATTATGACTGAGTTAAGTTTTGATGAAGAAAGCGATATACCTAAAGTGTGCTTCCGACCATCGCGGGTACTGGAAGAGGCTGAAATGAAGTTAGTTAAACAAATGCAGAGTGACCCCTACACTAAAAGTTTAGTAAGTTTTATTCCAAAAGTGTACGAAAACAACGGCCCTAACGTGGACAATGTGTTTGATGTTGTCGAAGGGGAAGGAGTGTATGTGAAAGATGTGTAGTACCAAAACCTTAGCTTTTAAGCTAATGCAATTTTAATTAACCTTAATGAGAGTGCGATAAAATGAGTAAACCAACCTATAAATTAACCAGTGTAGAAGCCCTTTACCCAAAGCTAGACCAGCCTTATCACTTTGATAAGAAAGGAGGGAAGAACGGTAAAGGCGCTAGTGTCCCATGTGATGCTAACGCTCAAGGAGCCGACTACAGTACGCAATTTAAAATGACAGGAGCGAAAGCCAAAGAACTTTTTAAGGCAATGGCTGAAGCATATGAAGAGGCCAAGGAAGACGATTGGCCTGACCTTACTATGCCGTTTACAAAAGACGACAATAAGATGTTCATAGGTAAAGCTAAAATACCTGCTTCTTTTAATAGTCCTCCTAGTCACTATGATTCTTTAAACAATCCTTTAGATAGTGGGTTTCAATTAACTACTGGCAGTACTGTAAGTTTGTTTATGGAGTTAGTGCCTTACAACGGACAGATGGGTAATGGCGTATCTTTAAGACTACGTGCGGTACAAGTTATCAAGTACAAAGAATACGTAGCCGCGTCTCCCTTTGACGTTGAAGAAGGGTTTACACAAGAAAGTACTAAACCTAAAGAAGCTGATCTGGACAGTGTGTTTGATGTAGAAGCTGTAGAAGAAAAAGAGGAAGTTGTTGTAGAACCAAAGGTAAAAGTGTCTAAGAAAAAGAAAGACGCGCCTAAAGACGATGTTGATTTAGCATCATTACTAGATGGATTCGACGACTAAAATAAAAACAAGGGCATCTTCGGATGCCCAAACCTCTTTCAAGTATGGATAGACTATGGATACCAAACAGTTTCTTAGCACTGTATTGGGTGGTGAAGGATACTATTGTGTAGCAGGGAAGAAGAACGAAGGGTCAATGAACCAAAAGTTCCACGACTCTTTAGATTCCGCTGCTGAAACCGCAAGAAATTTTGACGAAGAAGGGCACGATGTTTATTTTGGAGTAGCTTCTTTTGTCGATAAAAACCGCAAAGCTGGCAACGTGCGGGATTTAAAATGTTTATTTCTTGATATTGATTGCGGAACGGACAAACCTTACCAGACTCAAGCAGAAGCGTTAAAAGCATTAAGGGCGTTTCGTAAGACGTATGTTTTACCTCGTCCCTACATAATAAATTCAGGGCGCGGTCTACACGTATACTGGACGCTCGATAAGCCCTACTCCCGTGACGAGTGGGAGCCAGTAGCAAGAACACTTAAAGCGACATGCTTGCAAGATGGGTTAGAGATAGACGCTGGCGTAACAGCAGATGCGGCACGGCTACTTCGTGTACCTGACACACGTAACTTTAAAGGAGAACAGCCGCTACCTGTAGCTGTTGTACTTGAGGGCGAGTCGGGGGTCGATCTTACTACTTTTATAAGCAAGCTACCTGCTGAATTAATACCTGTCCCTTCTATTAATAGTTCTTCTAAAGAAGACCTTGAAGATATGGAACGGGCTAAAGGAGTTTCAAAATATAAGTACAGGTTTGAAAACTTAATTGCCAAAACTAAACAGGGGGAAGGGTGCGCTCACATAGCACGAGCTATACTTGAACCCGATGAACTGACCTATCCAGAGTGGTTACACACACTATCTATAGCTAAACGGTGTGATACAGATGGGGTGGAGGAAGGCACAACTCCTGCGGTACATTTAATTTCTAAACGTGCGGCAAACTACGATCCAGAAGAAACTAGAAAGATTTCTGAATCCATCGAGTACCCGCACACATGTGGTAGGTTTGACGAAGACCATCCCGGTTTATGCGACAACTGTACCCATAAAGATAAGATTAAAAGCCCTATAACTTTGTGTGGAGAGCGACGTGTTGCTGAACCTAATGAAGAAGGTTTTTATGAAGAGGTAGAAGCCCCTGAACAAATAGTTGAAGTGTTAGAAGATGGAAAGGATAAGCAGGATGAAGATGTCCCTGCCCCACCTCCTGTACCTACTTATCCTAGCACTTATATGAGACCAGAAAGTCAAAGGGGCGTTATAAATAGAACGGTTAACCAAGATACTAATCAAGTAGATGATGAACTTATTTATAGACACGATCTATTTCTTTCAAAAATACTACACGATCCTGCTGTGGGGTTGTCTTATGAAATTACACATATAAACAATTTTAATATTACTAAACGTTTTATGGCATCTCAAAAGGATTTAACCTCAACAGAAAAATTTAGAGACTTAATGAACGAACAGGGCATCATTCTTTTATCAGGAAAGGGTGCTAAAGGAGCGGGTAAAGTGCAACGTTATATAGCGGAATGGATGCAACAACTTCAAGATACAACTCCTCATCCACCAAGCGTAAAGACGCAATTTGGTTGGACAAAAAACTGTAAGTCTTTTGTACTGGGGGATAAAGAAATATTTAAAGGTTACGAGAAAGAAAACCCTGCGGGGGTGCGAACCGCGCAATACATTCCTATGTTTGCCAAACAAGGTACATTAGAAAAGTGGAAAGAAGCCGCTAGGTTTTATAATAAAGAGGGGTTTGAACAGCATCAATACATGTTTGGTTTAAGTTTTGGTGCTCCGCTTATGGAGTTTGTATCTGGAATAGCCGGTGCAATATACAACCTTAACAGTCCTGAAACGGGGATAGGTAAGACTACAGGTATGTGGGGTGGTGCTTCTGTATGGGGCGACCATAAAAAGTTAGTACTTATCGGAAAAGATACTCCTAACTCTGCTTGGAATCGAGCTGAGATAATAAAAAATTTACCACTATATATAGATGAAATATCCAATTACGAACCTAAAGATGCTAGTGACTTCTGTTTTGGTATAAGTGATGGTGCTCAAAGAAACAGGATGACGAGTGGGGCAGAGAACGCAGAACGTTATAGAGGAGAGCAATGGGCTTTTAGTTGCGGTACTACCGGCAACAGCAGCATAACAGATACAGCATCAAGATGGAGAAGCTCTCCTAAAGGTGAGTCGGGTAGGGTAGTAAGTCATCTAGCAACCAAACTTTTATTCGGTGCTGGAGATACTTTAAAGGCAAACGATCTTAACGACACCTTAGCCGAGAACTATGGGTGGGCAGGAGAGATTTATATTAAGCACGTTATAAATACTTTAGAAGCTACTAAAAATCTTGTCTTAGATACACGAGCGCGGATTGTAAAAGATATTAATGGTGAGCCTTCAGATCGTTTTTGGATTGCTCAAGGGGCGACTACTTATGCGGGATGTTTAATAGCAAAGGAGTTAGGTCTAATAGATTGGGATTTAGATAATTTATACAAATGGATTATACGAACTATTCTAGCGCAAAAACATGACCTTGAAGAGATGGATATGGATATAGAAGATTTAGTAGGAGAATTTTACATGGATAATACAAGAAATATTCTTCGTATTTTAAGTACTCAAGATAATAGGGGTTCAGACCTTAGCGATACATTACCCCCAGACCAAAAAGATTTACCCTTACTTAAACTTGTTGCTAGGCATGAGACAGACACTAATCAATTATTTATTCGTCCCCAACCTTTTAGAGAGTGGTGCGCCAAACATAAATACGTGTACAAAGCAGTGATAGACTTAATGAGAGTGCATATGCAAGCCAGAACTAATGTAAAAAAGCGCATGGTCAAAGGGACAAGTATGGATTCGGGTTTGGACAAAAAGAAAAAAAGTTTAAGTACTCATGTAATAAGATGTCAACTAGGTAACGATCCAATGGCACAGGAGGAGGACAACGATGAGGTTGAGTCCGACTGATCTTTCCCCAGACGGGGTTAGGGTATGTATAGACTGGGATAAGTTTATTGTTGGTACTTCAATATTTATACCGTGTGTAAACACAAAGATGGCGTTTCGACACGTATTGGACGCGAGTAGCATAGACAGAAGTAGTTTAACTAAACGAGTTTGTATAGAGAAAGGGAAGTACGGGCTAAGAGTTTGGAGGATTAAATAGAACTCTTAGTCTAAATCTTCTGCACGTCGTGCAAGTATACGTCGCGCCTGTCTAGCTGAAGTGCTTATACCACCTAACTGTCTTGATATTTCATCGGTCGTCCTATGTTGATCCATAGAGCGCTTTAGTGTTCTCACGTCAATTGCTACATAAGGATTTCTGCGCGAAAACTCAACCATCTCTTCGGATATATCTCGCATACTGTCTACATCCCCTTCCTTTAACGCTAAGTAATAATCACGCATTAGGTCAGTACGTTTGGAGTTTAGCCTTCGTTCCAATCCTTTATCTCTTGCATTTATCTCTAACTGTTTTGTGTAGCCCGCAGGAGCCAAGCCAAGTGATTGAGCAAAAATATTCCACGGATTTATATCCTCTAAGATAGGATCGCCGCGAAGGGTAGTCGCTCCTTCAGTCGCGTACCGTACAGATTTCATCCCATTAGACAGCGCAGAAGGCAAGAATCTCTCTGTACCGCGCCATATCTCACCCTCACCAACTAACCTTAACCCTTGAAGCATTCGATCTGCCGTACCATAAACTGGACCACCTAGTATTTCTGCCAAGCGCATAAGGAGGTCTTCTTCTTGACGGTTTGGTAAAGATCTATAGACCAAATTAGTCATACCAATACGTGGAGCTACGTCAACTCCCGCTACTGCATTAATTACCCCTGAGTACATACCCTCACCAAAGAAGCTTGCGGCTATACTATCAAAGTCCTCGTCTTCGTCATCTAAGAATATTGTATTGGCTAGGAGCGCAATCGCACCGTAAAGCGGTAGTCCTTGAACTCCTGCTAACAACCCAGAAGAAGCAAACAATCCTACAATCTGTCTTTTGGCAATTCGTTTTGTTTCTTCAGCAGCAACTTGTGCATCTTGCCTATCTGCGTCTGTTAGTTTATTTTCATCACCATCATACTTAGCGGCAGCAATACGTCTTATTTCTCTAGGTAATGAATCTGCAAGTAACTGTTTAGCCATCTTATACTGTAAATAGTACATAGAAATGCCAAATCGTTTGTACATCATCATTACGTTACCCGCATCACCTTGAGCAAAACGAGGTGCGGTTTCAATCATAGCTCCACTGTTAGTTAGTTCTACATCTGATAGAGCAATGTCAGCAGCTTCTTGAAAATCTGTTTCGGTAAGTTCTCCTTTTTTAGCGCGTTTTGCTAACTCTAAATCGTAAGAAGCCATTGCAGTAACTTGTCGGTTAAAGCGTTCGCCTTGATGGAACATCCAACCCATATAAGCATTCGCCGTACTCCAAGCGGTGTTAGCAGGGTTTTCCATCTCTAAGTTTTCGGCAGTAGTAGAGATGTTAGCTTGCCCACGAGCTTCCAACATTTCAGTAAGAGCTTTATATCTTGCCAACTCAGGAGAAAGATTAGGGTCATTAAAGTCTATGTTGGATAGCGACGGGCCTTCAAAGATTTCCGTACCGCCTGTCTCTTCATTAAACACTTCAGTCCTACGGTTCATGCCGGTAGCGAAAAACGTCTTCCGTGCATTGAACATCGCTTCCATAGTGTCTTTGTATCCGTACTTACCGCCTAAATAGGGCAGTACTACTATGGGTAAGTTACTGGCGTTTACTAGTACAGAAGATACGTTAAAACCTAACGTCATTCCAAAACCCGCACTCTTAAGTGCTTTACTCCAAGTAGCTATCCTAGGATTACGTGCAAAGTCTATATACCCCTGCAAGTTTGCGTTAAGTGCTTCTGCTCCTGCCTGTAAGTCTGGAGTCCTATATGAATTTGCAGCTAAATTTATTTTTTCGCTTATTTCGCTAAGTGCTAAGTCATGTTTAAGGTTTACAATTTGACTTGTAAAATTAGGCATACGCTCTCTAAACACTTTTAACGCATCACGTTCAAAACCTAAGACACCTTCTCTGGGCCTAAACGCACTGATTAAAGAACGCTCTGGTAGGACATCAAACAAAGAGTCTAATATTACGTCTTGAACTTCTTGAGATACTCCTTTCGCTCTTACATCTCCTAACAATTTAAGAGCAAACTGTGAGTCAACTTGCCCAAAACGTTTGGTTCTAGGGTCACGAGTAAGCTTTTCAATACTGTTTAGCTGAAGTCCTAAAGCGTCTGCATTAGCTCTAAGTTGTCGTTCAGCTTTGTCCCGTTGAAACTTAGATTCAAAAGCTTCTTTATAGGGTTCTAAAGTTCCAGTATTTGGATCTATCGCTGAGTACATCAACCAATGTGTGCCTTTACGATAGAGTGGAAAGTACGGTTCGATAGTTTCTTTTTGCAGTAATTGAGTTAGTAGTTTATCTTTTAAAGTTCTTTTTACATCTGAATCTTCTATTGCATCCAAGCGTTTTGTCATAGTCGCTACAAGTTGTTTGTACACTTCACTATAAGCATCGCGCAATGTACTGTAAGACTCAATTACAGCTTTTCGTTGTGGACCCGACAACCCATTTAATTTGGCGTTCATGGTCTTCCACGCTTCTAACTTAGCGACATCACCTTCGTATGCGCTTTCTAATTTAGTAGGGTCGGTTTTTAAAAGAGTACTTTCTGCTGCCCAAAAGTCTAAAACTTCTTTAACCTTCTTATCTCCGTCAATTATATTCTCTACTTTTTTAGCAGTGTCCCTTGTTAGGTTTAAGTACCTTTGACGTTCCCCATTCTTAGTTTGAAGTAGTTTGAATAATTCTTCTGCGGGAGCGGCTATCTTTGGGTATTTATCTTTAGCAAGTTGAAACACCGCATTCAGCGGTAAGAAGTCTAGTAGCTTTGCTTTTGCCCCGTCGGTTGCTGTACCAAACCATGTCCCTACTGCTTCTACATCTTCTTTAGTTACCTTACCTTTACTAAACCGACCAAGCGCATCTAATGTATTTTTCTCACCTTCTTCAATAGTAGCGGAGAATAAGCTAGCAGCATCACGAGATTCAGGAGCGGGAGAGATAAGGTCAGCAACTATCATGTCCGCTTTGTCCATAGCAGATTCTACTTTTTTGCTAGGTTGTCCACGGAACTTACGTATCATGTTGTTTACAATATTTTTAAACTTACTCCATAACGTAATCTTTTCGCCTTTAGCGTTAATTCTTGCTAGCTTGGCTTGGAACTCAGGATTACTAAATGCTTCTGCAATAAACTCATCAAGGTTCGTTGCACCATACGCAGTATCTAACCTGTCTCTAACTGACTCAAACAGATTACGCATTTGTTGTGCCGCAGCAGAGTTTCCAGCAACTTCGTGAGAAGTAACTGCATGCATGGATTCGTGAAGTAGTACATGGTTCCTAAGCGTTACGTCTTGATTTAAAGTAATCGTGTCCGTTTTAGGATCATACAAACCAGCGACTGACTCACCTTTAGAATTAACTAAACCTCTACCCATTACTATTTTGGTGTTACCTAAACCTTTTTCTACAGCAGCGGCAACGCGAGCTACACTAGGGTCGGAACTTTGGGCAAGATCATTAAGGGCTCCACGTAAGTCTCCTGCTGCAAGTTTAGCCCGAATCTCTTGGGATAGTGGCTGACTGGTTACTGCAATAGCAGAGGCAGATAGGGGCAGCCCCATACTGTCTCTTATAAATCGTACAGTCTCAGAAAAGTCGGTTCGTGATTTTCCACTTAAGTTAGCCTTTATCCATGCTTCAGCAGCTTCGTTTTCAGTGGTTACCCCGCCAGACATATCCCCAGCAACTGCATCAATACCTTCTTCTAACGTTTTCTTACCTTTAAAAAACTTTGCTATCGGACCATTTGGGTTAGCTTTAATCTCTGCTTGTACCCTGTTCATGTCTTCTGTTTTAGTAGTGGACGGGGGTGCTTGGTCTGGAGCTTGAGTTTCTTCTCGTTCGGCTCTAACTACGTCTGGATCGACATCCGCAGTCACATCTACATCTTCCACCACCACTTCTTCTTGTGCCGCATCTACATCCGCAGCCCCTTCTTCCACCACCACTTCTTCTTGTGCTGGTCTAGCTCTGGGACGAGTAGGACGTAAAACACCCCCACGAGGGCCAAACATTTCAAGTTGCTCTTGACCCTGACTGTCTAACGCTTCATCCACACGTTGTTCGGCGGCAATTTGTGCGTCTAAATCAGCACCTATTTCTACTTCTTGTTGTGCTATAGCATCAGCAGCGGCAGCTTGAATAACAGGAATTTCTAACTGAGCTTCGCCCGGTGCTTCTCTACCTGTCCTCTGCGCTCTGTCAAAAGCATCTTCTATAACATTGAGTCCTTCAGGTTTAGCAGCACGAGCAAGAGCTGAAGTTTGAGCTTTGTCTTCTTCTAATTGCGCTTCGCGTTGAGCAAAGGCTGCATCTACTTCTTCCTGTCTAATATCTTGTGCAATAGCGTCATCTATTGTTGTTTGTACTGATGCAGGACCGCTATCAGCAGGTTGTGCTTGCGCTTCAGTCGTAGCAAAAGCGTCTTTAAAAGCAGGAACAGTAAGAAGACTAAGTGCTTTTTTACGGTTTTCTGGGTAGCGTGATTTAACTGTAGGATTGTCCGCGTAGGCTATGATGTCGGC